TACACAAACTGGAAATGCAGTTACATCAAGTAGATTGTTAACAAATGGAACTACAATTAAGATTTCAAACTATTACGATAATAGGTATTATTTAGATGGGTATTTAGCTGAATATAATGTAATTGATGGAGATGCAGACCACACAGATTTTGGAGAAACTGTAAATGGAGTTTGGATTCCAAAATCTTACTCTGGTAGTTATGGTAATAGTGGATTTAGATTAACATTTGAAGCCACTGGAACTGGAACAACAGCCGATGGCACAGATAACTCTAGTAATATGACAAATATTGGAGACGATAAAAGTGGGAATGCAAATAATTTTGCTGTTTATAATTTAGGTAGTCATGACAAGGTTCCAGATACTCCAGAAAATAATTTTGCTACTTTTAATACATTAACTGGACATTCAGCCACTACTATGAGTGAAGGAAATTTACGTGCTTTAGGAAATAATTCTAGTAATATTTTAGAATCACAAAGTTCAACAATCGGTGTTACAAGTGGTAAATGGTATGCAGAATTTAGAGCAGATGATTTAGTTAATGATTCACAAGATAATGGAACACAAATAGGAGTAACAACAGTTCCTTATAATCGTGGAAGTGGAAATCAAAATGGATATGTTGTTGGTAATACAAGAGTAAATTTAGATCAGAGTGGTGGTGCTTATTTAGGGGTAGACCAAGACATAAGCACAGCTATCGGAAGTTATGCTGATGGTGACATTATTGGAGTAGCTTTAAATGTAGACGATAGTGAAGTTTCTTTTACCAAAAATGGGTCTGCAATTACCAATGCTACAGATGCAAGTATTAATCCTCAAAATGATCTTCATTTTTTTGAAATACAACTTAGAAAATATGATGGTGATACAAGTCAAATAACTGCAAACTTTGGACAAGATTCTACATTTGCTGGTGCAGTTTCAGCAGGAGGCAATACTGATGGTAATGGTAAAGGTGATTTCAAGTATTCTGTACCAAGTGGCTATCTAGCATTATGTTCAGCGAACTTACCAAATGTTACAATCGGTCCTTCACGATCATCTCAAGCAGATGACCATTTTGATACTATTACTTATAGTGGTTCCGCTTCTAATCAAACAATTACAACAAATTTTCAAGCAGATTGGCTGTGGTTTAAAGAAAGAACAACAGATGGCATAGACCATAATTTATTTGATTCATCAAGATTACACAGTACATCTAGTGCAAAATTTGGTAAAAAATTAGAATCAAATTCGACTGATGTAGAAGCAGATTCAACAGCAATAGTTTCACAAAGCACTAATGATATAACTTTATTAGGTGGTGTATCTACTACAAATGACCAATATAGTAGAACATATGTTATGTGGCATTGGAAAGCTAATGGTGGTACACTTACAACAAATGATGCGAGTGCAACTGGTGTTGGCACTATAGATTCTCAGTATCAAGCAAACACGACTGCAGGATTCAGTATTGTAACGTATACTGGCGATGGTAACTCAAGTGGCACTATTGCACACGGATTAAACTCTGCACCAGAGTGGGTTTTAATTTTTGGAAGAAATGTAAGTAATAGTCAAATGTTAGGAGTAACACCAATAGGTTTTACAAAATACGCATCATTTCAAACCACTGGTGGTTATTTCGTAGCTGATTCAACAATATGGAATAATACTGCTCCAACATCTACAGTTTTTTCAGTTGGAGGTGCGGCGAATGTAAATGATGCCTATAATTATGTTGCGTATTGTTTTCATTCTGTGGAGGGTTATTCAAAAATAGGAACATATTCAGGAGATGGCAATACTTCAAGTGACGGTCCTTATGTATATTTAGGTTTTAGACCTGCATGGTTGTTTGTGAAAAGAACTAATAATACCGGAGGTGCTATTATATGGGATAATAAAAGAAGCACCTCTAATCCAACAGATGATTATTTAGTTCCACAGTCAACAAATAATGAAGACACAAATTCTAGCACACAAAGAGTAGATTTTTTATCTAATGGGTTTAAAGTGAGAAATGGTGCAACTTCTAATAGTATAAATGGTTCAGGCTCAACATATTTGTATTTAGCTTTTGCAGAACAGCCATTTAAATTCAGTAATGCAAGATAGGAGATAAATTATGCCGTGGAAAAAATCTGACGGAACTTATATTAAAGAAGGTAAAGCGTGGGTAGGTGTTGACGGCACTAAATTCCCTAGCGTTTGGACTAGATATTCGGATAGTGAATTAAAATCTTTTGGGTTGACATGGGAAGATCCACCTGCATCTTCTCAACCATTTGACAATAGATTTTACTATGGAAGAAAATCAGATGGCACATTAATAGAAAAAAGTCTTACAGATGTTAATGTAGTAGATGATGATGGTAAAGCTGTTATAGATCCCGTGACTGGTCAACAAATGGTGACATTAGGACTTAAAACCATTTGGATAGCTCAAACAAAAACAACAGCACAAGAAAAATTAAATAAGCATGATTGGATGATTACTCGTAAATCAGAAAAGGGTACGGACATACCTAGTGATGTAACAACTTACAGAGATGCCGTTAGAACAAAATGTGCATCAATTGAAACAAGCATTAAGAATTGTAGTAGTCTTGCCGATTTTATAAAATTGTTTGATGTACCAGTAGATAGTGACAAAATTCCGACGGGAAATGCTCCAATATACGATTTTCCAGATGAGATTTAATCGTGCCAATAACGTCTTTAAAGTTTAGACCAGGAATAAATAAAG